GTGCGTATGACTGAACCTGATACACAACGGATTTTACTCGTTGCTCAAGTTAAGTCGCTTCTCGAGGCCTATGTGGAACGTTTCGGGACAAACCCGTATGTTTCAATTGACCTTGATATGCTGGACTATCAACAGCTTTCGGTTATTCGCCGAAATTTGCATGAAGTCCTTTATGCCCCTCCCTCGCGACGAACGTGAGGATCTCTGGGGAGAGTAATCTCCCCTTCGGTAGACAGGTATTTCACTGTTTCCCGTACTACGGCCCTACTTTTGGTAGGACTTGCTACTGGTGGCGGCTTCCGCTGCCACTTTTAGCCGGGTATCCCGGTAACGGAGTACCCATGCCTGGTGCCTCTACAACGATCCACCTACAAAGTGGCTCGTCAAGTGTAATCCAATATGGTGTCGTTGACACGATCTTCACAAAGACCGTGACTCTGGACTATAATGGACCACGCCCGACACCGCTTGTCTCACATCCCTACAAACAGGAGCGTAGAACACTCCAGATTGCAGGAAATGTTGACATCACGTTGCCGGGTCGTAAGGGCTCAAGCGCCAAGGACTACCACATCCTTGGAAACCCCATGAGTCTGTGTTCACTTCGAGCGTCTGGAACGTCATTTACGCCAAGTCCAAACTTAGGTTTGAATGCTTGGAATAAGGCTTTAGCTAGCATGCAAGGTGCCAATGTGAATTTAGCAACGTTCTTTGGCGAAGGCCATGAAACGTTGTCTATGTTCGCGACGACAGCTCGCAGAATAGCTTCAGCCGCCCTGGCTATCAAAAAAGGTAACTTTGGGCATGCGTTTAAGTCGCTAGGTGTTGAACCAGGAGCCGGTCTCGGGCGTCGCTTGCAAAAGATTGCAAGTAACGCCAGTAACGGGTCTCAGCTGCTCGGGAACGCTTGGTTAGAGTTTTCATACGGCTGGAAGCCGCTGATCTCTGACCTTTACGGTTCCGTTGCTGCTTATCATGCGGGATTCTGTCAAACAGGCCATAAATTTAAAATTCATGGTTCTGAATCACAGAGAGATGACAAACCAGTTGCCTTTCCGGCTGAACTTGGATTACAAGTTGATCCGGTTTATAAGCAACCTTGGGTTGGTCATGCGTTTAGAGACATAAAGGGTAAAGCAGGTGCCACAGTGCACGTGACTAACTCCGTTGTTTCTACGCTACAGCAATTGGGGTTAATGAACCCCGCTTCGCTGGCTTGGGAGTTATTGCCTTTTAGTTTCGTGGTCGACTGGTTTGTTCCGGTCGGAAACTTCTTGGCGGCTTCCACTGCTAATCTTGGCGTCACCATTGAAAATGGATGGTCATCAAGTGAGACTACCTATGGTCTTGACATGCGGGTTTATAATGGGTCTTACACCGATCGTAGCGTGTTTTACGCTCGAGATGTACAACTCGCTATTCCTTCTGTCGCACCTCTTGGTAGGCTTATTGACGGCCTCGATGGTCATGGCGAACGACAAGCTTCAGCAATTTCGCTTCTTCAACAGGCGTTCTTCCGTCGCTAGCAATCCTGCTTCGTCGGTTCCGTCTCTATAGGATCAGAGATCCTTGGAGTTTCACCATGTCCGCAGTCGCAAACGTAGTACTCAACGATGGCGCATCCACTCCGGTTGCCCATACCTTCAATCCGGCGCGTGTTGCTCCGGATTTGGTTATGTATCAAGACCGTAGTGCTGCTGTTGTCGCCGGGTACAACGTTCTTACGATCGGCACCCGTTACGCATCTGCCCAGAATTCTGGGCAGAAAGTAACGTTGAAGATTGTCGCCCCTACGCTGGCAGTCACGGCGCCCACGACAGGTACGGGTATTCAACCGAATCCCGTAGCGGCATACAATTGCTTGGCTACAGTCGAGTTCGTTCTTCCTGCTGCAAGTTCATTGCAGAATCGGAAAGACATCCTCGCTTTCGTCAAGAACTTGATGTCCGCATCAGTGGTCAGTGACGCGGTTCAGGACCTCAACCCTCCCTACTAATTTTTGATTAGTAGAGGTGTTGATAGCATAGTTTGGTGACTATGTGAAATCCCTAAACCCATTACTGGAGCCAAGATGAAAGCTAAGCTCTCATCTGTCAGAAACTTAGTTCCTGACCTGGTGTATCGTCTGTTGGAAGATCTAAACACCCCTCGTGCCTTAGCTGTTTATCTTCTTTACCGAAGTGGTAAAGAAAATCATGAGCTGAAACATCGTTATGAGAATAACGAAGTTTTGGAACATGATCAGCTTTTGGCTCTTGAGATGCCTGATCCAGCCTCATACGATAGTCTGTCTACCTTTGCAGATGATTATCAAGCTACATCGCTTCTGTCGAAGTACCCTTTTCTTATTACTAGTCACAACCGTAAGGAAGTGGCCATTAAGAAGTTTTGGGCTTCGGAGGAACAGTGTCGTCTGACAAATCGTCGCATTCTTAGTATGCACCTTACGCCAGATTCGATTGAAACTGGTCCCTTTCACTCCGTATTTCACGAAGCGAGGGAAATAATAAGGCATGTACTAGGACCACTCAATATGAGTCAGATGATCGACTCGTGTGGGTGGGGGCCCGGTGTCTCGTCATCCTGTAAGGGCAACAAGACTTCGGTATACAACAAGTTTCAGGCTAAGCTTGAAGCTACGCCAGACCTTATTGCTTGTGACGTGCATCACGTGATTAACGCGTGGCACCCTTGGGCGTCGTTTCACAACGATGCCAGTGATGATACTACAGGGGTTTCTTACCCTAGTAGCATTACCGCTTCGGCTTTAATCAGCCGTCCTGGTAACAAGCTAGCTTTTGTTCCGAAGAATGCGAAGACTGATAGACCCATCGCCGTTGAACCGCATGTCAATTCCTTCCTCCAAAAGGGGATTGGAACTGTTATGAGGGGTAAACTTAAGCGTGCTGGTCTCGATCTTGACCATGGCCAAGATCGCAACAGGCATTTTACTCAAATTGG